ATGTTAGCTTACCCCTATACTCTAACGCCAGACGATAATGGTACTTTATTAGTAACATTCCCAGATATTCCGGAAGCTGTCGCAGTCGGAGAAGACGAAGATACAGCAAAAATCGAAGCAATTGATGGCCTGATTTGCGCATTAGAAGGATATTTTGAAGACAGGAAAGCAGTCCCTCTGCCATCAGAAAATGATGGTGAGCATGTTGTCGTTTTACCGGCATTAGAAACAGCTAAAATCCTGCTACTTAATGAAATGGTACAACAAAATGTAAAGAAAGCCGAAATGGCAAGAAGATTAGACGTACACATGCCGCAAATTGACCGCCTACTGAATTTGCGTCACAATACAAAAATTGATTTTTTGGAAAAAGCCGCTGAAAAGCTCGGCAAAAATCTGAATATCAGCTTCTCTTAACCTACTCTTTCCATACAGTAAGCTTTTATAGAGCAAGCCCCCGCAAGGGGGCTTTTTCATTCACCAGAAACAATACGACCATAAGCCTGCCATTCAGCCAGATCATTTCTTTGCTGGTCTGCTACTTCTGCCATTCCAGCATATTCAGCCGCGCATTTTCCGAATAATGCCCAGCCTTTGGCAACTTCTTCGCCATCAGATGCACGGGCGGATGGAGCGGTTGCGGGCAGGTTTCGGCTGCCACTTTGACGGGCGACGTATTCGCGCAGGCGGTTAAGCTCAACGCGCAGATCAGCATTAATTTTTTCAGCATCTTGTTTTTCCTTTTCTAACTCTACTTGGCGAGCAAAGAATACAGCGGCGACTTTCTTTTCTTTTTCACGCGACTGCTTTGCCTGCTCTATAAATGAATCTTTCAACTTAGCAGAAATCTCCGCACTCATTTCATCGCGGCCGCGTCGATATTCCGCTTTGCGGTCGGCTTGCCATGCGCCAAACAACAGGCCGACCACTGCCAGCGCGGCAAGCGGTTTCCAGTAATTCAATTTACTCATACTTTTTCAACATTTCCTGATAATTTTTGATTTCGCGTTCGGCAAACTCAAAAGCTTTAAAGTCGCCGTTTTCCGACGCTTCTTTCTGTTTCGCTTCCCATTCGGCGATTTGCCGTTCTACAAAATTCAGTTGGTTGTTCATTTCGTTTTCTTTCGCCAAAAATACACACAAAACACTTGCACAAAAACCATAATTGTGTAATAATACACACATGGCAAATCTGCCATATTTGCAATAAGGAAGTTATATGACTAGTGCACAAGTCATTGCGCTTCTAGAGTCTGACGGTTGGTTTCTGGTTTCAACCCGAGGCAGTCATCGGCAGTACAAACACCCCGAGAAAAAAGGCCGTGTTACTGTACCGCATCCGAAAAAAGACTTGCCGCTAGGAACATTGAGACAGATTTACAAACAGGCAGGCTTGAAGTAGCGTAAGCGGTGGGGAGACCCACCGCCCTTTTTGCAATCAGGGTAATCTCACGCGCCCGACCGTTTTATAAAAATGAAGAAAGCCCGAATATGTTAATCCCGATCGCCTTACACAAAGACGAACATACCGGCTACGGCGTAACCGTCCCCGATCTTCCCGGCTGCTTTTCTTACGGCGAGACCGTAGAAGAAGCCGTTGCCAACGCCAAGGAAGCAGCCTACTTCCACATCGACGGCATGATTGAAGACGGAATGTTCGACGATTTGAAAGCCAGCAATATCCAAGATTTGCAAGGCCAAGAAGACTTTAAAGACGCTGTTTGGCTGCTGCTTGAAATTGACCCCGCCAAAATCAGCCAGCAGCAAACCCGTTTTAACGTCAGTTGGCCGCAATATCTGCTTGACCGCGTAGATGAATACACCGCCGTTCATCACGAGACACGCAGCGGATTCTTGGCAAAAGCTGCGCTTAAACTCATCAACCAGTCCTAACCGCCAGCCCCCGATTCGGGGGTTTTCGCTTTTTCAACCGCTCAAAAAGTGATGTGGGATTTGCCCACATCACCCGTTCAGACGGCCTTACGCCTCGCTTGCACCATGCACCGCCAAGCCGCAAACTTGGCGGTTTTTTTGGGAACCCCCTTGCATATGCAGAGGTTTTGTTTTATATTCCTGTCCGTGGCGTAAGAACCACATCAACAGCGGCAATCACTCCGTCAAAGTGATTTTTTCATGTCTAGAATTTCCTTTCCTTGTTGTTTGTTTCGATAGCAGGAAGTTTCTATGACCGCGTGGGCGACGAATACAATACCCGCAAGGGGAATAAGTCCGCCCAACTGTTGATGGGTTCTTAACCACGCGGTCGCCCATAAGGGCAATTTAAGAAACTTTCAACAGGACTATCAAAATGAACCAAGTTCAATCTTTCAATTTCGGTAATATCGCCGTTTCTTTCCGTGAAGATGGTTATCTCAATGCCACTCAAATTGCCGCCCATTTTGGCAAACTTCCCAAAGATTATCTAAAAACCGAACAAACTCAACAATATATCTCTGCTTTAGCAGAAAGTTTGAGTGAAAGGACAAAAATCCTAACAGATGAAAATCAATTAGTTATCGTCAAAAAGGGTAATTCAAAAAACTTCACGCAAGGCACATGGCTGCACCCGAAACTCGCCATCCACTTTGCCCGTTGGCTTGACCCGAAATTTGCGGTTTGGTGCGATGAACAAATTGAATCTTTATTGAATAAAGTTTCAGACGGCATAAAAACAGTTACCCCCAAGCCCACCCGCGCCCTCCCTAACGGCTTGACCAGCGAACAAATCGAAGCCGTCAAAAAACTGCACAACGCCCTGACCAAATCCGCCCCCAAAGAAGCGCAGGCGCGTATCGCCATTACCCTTTGGTCTGCCGTTAAAAGCAAGTTCGGATGTAGCTACAAAGAAGTGCCTGCCGAACAGTTCCCCGAAGTTTTAAGCGTAATGAGCCGCGTAGCAGTTGAAAACGGCGTACTGTACGGCGAAGTTCTCGACCGCGAACTATTGCCTGCGCCGCAACCTGCCCTGCTTGACGGCCTCGACATCGAACGCTTCGCCGTAACCGTCTACTACGGCGCGTGGGCACTCGAAATGCTCGAAGAAGTCGCCCTCCCACTCAGACAACTCGGCCACCCCAAAGCCACCACCATGCACACCCTGTGGAGTGAAAGCCGCAGCTTCCTGCGCCACAACGTCCAAGCCCTGCAGCGCGTCCTCCCGGCCTTGGAATCCGACCACGCCGCCCACGTCCGCGGCTCGCTCGACAAACTGCAAAGGCTCAACGCCCGCTTCATCTGACCACATCCGCGCGATATATAAAAAAATCGGGGGAATGTTGACACTTCCCCCGATGCAACCGTCAACCAAAAGTTGACGGTTCAGTTATTAAGTTTTACTTAATAACTCAATAATTACTCACGCCTCACTTGCACCATGCGCCGCCGTAGCAACCGCTGTTGCCGTCAGGCTGTAACGCGCGGCATCGGGCGCGGATTTCACGCACCTGCCGTTTTCCCATTTGCTCGGCCACCAGAAACCGTCAAGTTCCGATTCGGCAAACGGCACAACCGATACGCGGTTGCCCTGATTGCCGCCCAAGCCCAAAATCCGACCCTGCTTGTCGCGGCCGACCACAAAAAACACATGGCCACCGCCTTTGCGCGTTTTCGTGGCAATGCAGCCGTAGGCAGGTTTCGTCAGCCGCGTCATCAGCGCGTCGTTGCCCCACGCTTTGGCGCGATACCAGTCCGGCACGACAAAGCGACCGGCAACGCCCAGCGCATGACCGACAGCCAAGCCGCACCAAGGTGTTTCGTCATCCGAATACCACGCCTTGTTTTCTTTGCTGTATTTGCCCATGTCTTTCAACCAGCTTTGCAGTACGGGGTTGTGTTTCGCCCCCACGATTTCCGCCAAGCCCAAATGCTTTCTCAATTCCGCAATCCACGGTAGTTCTGCCATATCAATCCCTTTCACAAAAAACAGCCGCCCTTTCAGACGGCCTTTATCTACTCCGCTTTATCCGCCGCTTTGCCGGCCAGCTTTTCCAGCACGCGCTGCACCGTCGAGGGCGCGAGCGCACGCACCGAATCGAGCACATAACCCGTAATCAGGCCTGCACCGATACCGCCCGCGCAGCACAGCCACACCTTCTCGGGTGGCAGAAAATGCTCCGCCACCGCCGCCGCCGCAACCAGCGCAATCAACGCCTCCGACACCGTGCGGCCGATAGTGTCGCCGTCCTGCATCGAGGCATACACCGCACCGATAACCCCGCCCGCCATCGCGGCCGCGATTCCGACGGGCAGGAAATCAAAAATCATGAGCCGCTCCTTACTCAATCTTGTTGAGGTCAATCAGGCGGCTGCCGCTGATGGCGCACAAAAACGCCATGATGGCCGGAAATACCACCCCCGTATTGGCCGGCACGGGCGAAGCTTCAAACGCCGCAAAGGTCAGTAGCCACACGCTGGCCGATACCACCAGCGCGAATCCGCTCAACACATTACTGCGCGGCGTTTTCAGCGTCATCAAGGCCAGTTGCGCCAGCCCCAAAACCGCAAACACCGACACCGCCGCCCACAAAGGCACGGCTGCGAACTTGTAATACAGTTCAGTCGTTACGAGCTTTTCGCCGTTTTTGGCAAACACCGCCGCATAGCCGAGCATCGCCATGCCCGAAATAAACTCAATCACGCGCGTGGCCGTTTCCAGCAGCCAGTTGCGCAAACGGTACGGCAGACTGGTTGCCTTCCACGGCTTGTTCCAAATTTTTTTTAACGCTTCCATTTTTCGAAATCTCCGTAAAAGTTCAGACGGCCTGAATCACAGGCCGTCTGATTGGCGGTTTAGTTGGTCTGCACGAAATACTCGGCCGTTACCTCGGCCGCCGCGCACAAAGCGCAGGTCTTCTTTCTGGGGGATGCGTTCCATCGTTTCCCGTCCTTTCTGAAATAAAGGCCGTCTGAAGCAGTTTCTGCTACAATCGGCCTGAGTTTTGACACTTAAAGCAAAAGCCCTGAAATTTCGGTTTCAGGGCTTTTTCCTGCAAACAGGCAGCTTACAGGTAAACGACTTTCGCACCGGCAAACACCGAGCCAGCCTGCGGATTGCCGTTGGCATCGGCTGCACCCTCGGGCACTTGGGCGGCCGCCGTCTCCAGAATCCAAGTCTGCACATCGCTGCCGCGCGGCGGCTCTCCGGTCAAAACCACCTGCACGCCTGTGCCGATGTAGGCTTTGCCCTGCTCCCACAGGCGGCGGTTGTAATAGCTGTACAGCGTGGCCGTGTAGTATTTGCGGCCGTAGTCGAAAAACTGCTGTCCGACCACGTGAAACGCGGCAGGCACGCCGGTCTCTTCGTCGATAATCTGCTGCTCCAAGCCGATTGCCAGTTTGTCTGTTGCCATTTTCTTCCCTTTCTTCATTCAGGTTTCTCACACAAAATCCAGTTTTGCGGCACATATTCGGGCACGCCTGAATCAGCGCGGCCGGTATTTGGGTTTACCCACATCAGCACCTCCATCTTGTCGTCGGAGTGCCGGTAAGCAGGCATCAAGAAAAACGGAAATGTGTCCGCCTTACCTGTCAGCGTGTCGTCGAGCCGCTCGTGTATCAGCTCGAGATACGAGGCCTGGCGGCCAAGTGCCGCGCTGACGATTGCGTCGTTTTGCAGTTCTTCTGTGGTTTTGCCGATGGCAAATTCACGCTCCGCTTCTTGTATCTGCCAGTTGTGCTGATACTCTCCCAACGCTTTCTGCATATTGGCCGCTTCACGCGGGTCGTAGTTGGTATTGGGCAAAATCCCGACCACAGGGTCTTTCTTAAACAGGCGATTCCACACCGTCTGAATGCCAACCGTTTTGTCGTACACCCATTTGTTGATGCGGTAAAGCGTGTCCGGATTGCCCAGCACAGGGTCATTGACAGACTGTTGCGGTGCAGACGGCCTGAAATAATCACCGAAACCCAGAGCCTGATACATCTCCGAAGCACGAAACTTCACAGTCGGATTCCACGGCGCACCGTTAAAACGGTTACGGCCGAGATAGTTTTTAATGTCTGACGGCGTAGGCATCGAATCAGGCACAGTCCGCAAAGACGGCTCAAACAGGCTGTACCGCTGCACCCCTGCCGTCTGCCCCAACCACGAACCGCTGTTGCCGCCTGCTTCGGGCAACGCACAGGCGTGCTGCGCCGAATTGGCCACCCGTGCGTATTCATGCCCTGCCTGCACGGTGTAGATTTTTGCCTCAATCTGACCGTAAGACGGCGCGGCGCGTGCCGTAACCTGATTGCCCGTCAGCGGTGCGGCAGCATTGGTCAGCAGCCGCAGAGGCTTCTGACCGCTGTTGTATTTTTCGTACATCAGCGGTTTGTCGCCCCTGCCGTGCAGAAAACGGCTCAAACGCTGCCTCGCCGATTCGTCCTGACCGCGTTTGAGACCGTCTGAAAGCTGCCGCAGGTTCACACCGCCGCCGTTGCTGTTTGGCGCAAAAAACCATTCGGCGCGGCTGATAAAGCCCATCTCCATCAGGTTGTCTCTTTCCGGCACGCCGTAGCTGCGCGAAACAGGGGTCGGCTGGAAATACTTAAACGTGTCCGGCTCGTAATCCAGCGATACCAAGCCGAAATCGTCGTCCCGAATCACCGTGGAGCATCTGGTCAGATACTGATACGGCACGCCGGCCAGGTCGTAAAAATACAGCTCGATTTCGGTATTTGGGGTCATCTCCACCTGCAGCACCGAAGGCGAATAAGACACTTGCCCGAATCCGTCTACCGCACCGCCACCCAACGCCCTGCTGCGGAACGTTACCGCTACAGGTAAGCCCGTCATCTGACCTTGGGTATAAACGGTATTTGCGGCGGTATATCGGGCAGGTTTTTTGGCAGGGTCGGCCACGTAGCCTGCCGCTGCCAAATCCTGACCCGAAATCATCGAGCGGCAGAGCAGGCAGGCCATATCGTATTTTTCACGGTCGAAGCCGCCGCCCCAACCGTGTATCACCGCAGGCAGCAAAGGCAGGGCGCGGCGGCGGCCGTCGGACGAGCCGCCGTAAAGCGAAAACAGGTAGCGGAAGCTCGGATAGTCCGAATACTGCTCGTGCACATCGCCGCGTATCGGCCGACCCCGAGGCGTGCCCGACGGCTGAAACGTGCGGCGCGGGTCGAACACACGCAAATCGCGCAGCGGAATATTGCGCGTACCGTCCGCCCAATCCAGCTCCCTACCGTCCTCGGCCACTACTTTCAGAGCCGCTATCATTTCGTTCGGCGCACGCACATTGCCCAGCCGCAGTTTCAGACGGCCGATGTATTTCGGCGTGAAGCGGCCTGCACCCAACACATCCATACCGCTGCCGTTGTAAACGGCCATGCCGTAGTCAGTTGAAGTAGCCATAAACAAACTGTCTCCCCATAAAAGCACCGCCCGACCAGTCGTGGCCACTCCACAAATCTTCCGAGTGGTAGGTTATCTGCCAGCACAGGCGGCCGTTTTTCCAAAACACGGGCGTGGCGTGTTCCGTCATCCAGTTGTTGGCAAAACTGTGCGCCACCGGCAGCAGGAAACAGCCACGAAACTGCTCGCGCAGCGGATAGAGCATATCGATGGTGATCATGCCGACATCAGCATTGCCCAAAATCAACACGCCCTCGGTAATCAGAGCCGAATCCAGATTCAGGTCGGTTTGGCGGCCGTCCTTGTCAAAACACAAAATCCCGTACATCAAAACCCTTTCAGATAGCCGACCACCACGCGCACATTGCCGCGCTCGTCGCGTATCACAATCTGGAGGTCGGAAATGCTGACACCGGCCAGATTCTGCGAGGTCGAAACCGCCGAAAACGAGCCGTCGGTATTGACCGAAAAATTACCGATGTTCAGACGGCCACCGTTAATCACCGGCGCGGTCAGCGTCTGGTGTGCCGCGATATGTCGGCCGAGTATCGCCCCGTCCGCAATCAAATCACCGTTGATAAATGTTTTGCCGTTCGCTACTGAAAACACCTGTTTCGGCTCACCGCCGTTGGGGGCAAGCACCTGAAACTTGTCGGCGGCCACCGTGAAATTGCTGCTGCCGGTTTTGCCGTCGATGCCCGACAACCAGCCTGCCACCACTTCCTTGCCGTCGACCATGCGCATGAGTTTGATGCCGTACATACCTTTCATGCGGTCGTCGACGCTCTGCACTCTGAGTTTGGCCGTGCCGGCCAGCTCTTCCGCATCCCGGGCCGCAGTCAGGGCTCGGCCTGCATCGGCTTTGGCGGCATTGGCTGCCGTGTTAGCCGTGTCGGCGGTCGATTTCGCGGTATTTGCCTTACCTGCCGCCGCGTTTGCTACCGATTGCGCGGCCGCTACTTCAGTTTTCAGCCCCTTCATGGCAGCGGTTGCCGCTTCGGCTGCCATCGTGCCGAACAAATCCAGCACGCTGCGGTCGAGCGAATCGGCGGTAATCGCTCCCTGCAGCATGGCCGAAACGCGCGTCGGGTCGGTGTCGGGTCTGCCCAATACGGGCGGCGTAAACTCGCCCGTGTTGCCTGCCGCGTCCACAATCCGCACCCAGAAATAAAACTGCTCGTGAATGCCCACCCCTGTGAGCGCGTAGCTGTTTTGCGGATACGGCAACGCAGCCAGTCTGGTTGCCGCTTCGCGGTTGTCGGTTTTGCCGTACCAGATTTCGGTATGCACATCGGCCGCCACCGTCTGCGGCAGCGACCACGACAGATTGATACCCAGCAGGCGCGGCTCGGTGGTGAGCGCGTCGATGTTGTAATTGAGGCTCCACGCCTTGATCACAGGCTCCGACACCGCGCCCTTGGCGTTTTTGGCGCGGATCTCGGCGCGGTAATCGCCCTGCGGCAGGTTTTCCAGCTGCAACGCCGCCGTTTGCGCATCAGGGATATGGCGGAAAAGACGGCCGTCTTTGTAAATCTTGATGTCGTAGCCCAGTACCGAGCCTGCCGTTGCCAGCGCGCCCCACGACAAACCCACCGCGCCGCCGCCTGCGTCCAGTTCTGGATTGAGCAGCACGGGCTTGTCGCCGTAGAGCGTGTGCGTTTCGCGCTCGAAACTCGCCCACTTATCCACCGCCGCGTATTTGGCCGGGTCGTGCAGCAGCGCGGTGATTTGATAAGTGCCCTCTTCGGCGTTTTCGCGGATTTCCACCGCTCGATACAGGCGCGGTTTCACGCGGTCGGCCAGCACCCACACGCCGTCGGCAGCCGCATCGGGTGCAGCGTCCAAAACCAGCGTGTCTTTTTTCAGTATGCGCGCCACCTTAGCCGATTTGACCTTGCCGTCCGCTTCCCAGCGCAGAATTGCGCCCGGTTTGGTATCAACCTCCCTGTCGAGCGTAACCGTATCGCCCGACACCGCTTTCAGACGGCCTGAAAGCTCTGCGCCGGCGTAATCGTTGTCCATCACCTGGATAATGTCGTAGGGCAGATGGCGCAGCCCTTCGCGGCCGACGGCAAACGACACTGTGTCTGTCTGGCGCAGTTCGGTTTGCAGCACCCACGCGCCGAAGCGCACCGCCTGGCCGCGCGAATCGCAGCCGAACGCCGTTACCTGCTTGATGTTCAAGCCGTAACGCTCGATGGCCGCGTGGTCGGCCACATATTCGGTTTTCAGGCGGTAGCTGTCATCCTTGTCCATATACTGCACGTGCACCGCCGTGTGTATGGCCTTAAATGCCGCGCCGCTGTAGGAAAATTCGCCGTCAACCACGTTGCTGTTGTTATAGAGCGCGGCCGGGTCGGCATCGGTATCGGCCGCCGCCGAAAACGCCGAGCCGTTCCAAACGGGCAGCGCACAAAACACGCTGCACAGCGTCTCAATCAGCTCGTCGGCCTGCCGCATATCGGCAATATAGGCATTGCAGACAAAACGCGGCTCTTGGCCGCCGAAGCCGTCGGGCACCAACTCGTCGCAGTATTTGGCAATCTGATACAGCATCCACTTGTCGATCAGCTCGGGCTTGAGCCGGCGCGCGATGGTCGAAAAGCGCGGCTGCGTCAGCACGTCGTACAAAATCCACGCCGGATTGTTCGTCCACGCTGTTTTAAAGCTGCCGTCCCACACGCCCGTATAAGTGCGCGTTTCGGGGTTGTAGTTCGAGGGCACGCTGATTTCGCGCCCCAAAATCAGATAATTGCGGCGCGGCTCGCTGCCACCGAACTGCTCCGAATCGATGCCCAGCGCGGCAAAGGCCGTGTACGGATAGCTCAAGCGCGCGTCGATTACCTCCACATACGAAGCAAAATACGTCTTGTCTGACACGCGGTCAGACGTACTGTCGACCGTTTCGCGCGTAACGCGGATATTAAACGGCGCAGTTGGAACGCGGTCGAACACCACATCTTCGTAGTACACGCCGCTGGCCTTTTCGGTAAATTCCACCTGCCGCCACACCGTATCCGACGCGCCGCGCAGCTCGATACGCATCACCGTGTGCGACGGCCGCACATCGCCGTTGTCCTCCGTGCGCGCGTTGCGCTCGATGCCCAGCGTAACGCGCAGGCCGCCCACCAGAGGATCGGACACCGTGCGCACCGCCGGCGCAGTCTTTTTCACCTGCACCGACACCGCCACCGTGCGCTCCGACACATCAAAGCCCGGCACATAAGCCTGATCGGGCAAACCGCGCTGGAAAAAGCCGGCCACGCCGCTGAAATTGTAAGAGCCGTCGCTGTTCTGAATCGGCGTGTCGTTGAGATACACCGACTTGAACGGCGCGTCCTGCCCGTTGGCAAAGCCGCGTATCGGCCCCTCGCAAATCAAATCCACCACACGCAAAAGCTGCGCCGAAGACAGCGTATTCGGTGCTTCATACGGCGCGCTCTGGCCGCCGCCCGATTTTCCGCCCATATATCAACCCCCGTAAAAAAGGCCGTCTGAAATCAGACGGCCTAAGCCTTGGCATAAACAGCCGTGTAATTGCGCGCGCGCACCGAATCGTTGTCAAAATCGGTGTTATAGCGTTGCCCGTTGGGTGCAAGTGCCGCCGTGCCGCGCCGGAACGTTTTGCGCATGCCGGCCGTCAGATCTGACGACACGTTATTGCCGCTCTGATCCGCGCCCACCGCCTTAGCCATCTGCTCGATGACATTGCCGCTGCGGCGCGTCTCCACGCCTTTCGAGGCCACTTTGCTGCCGGCATACACACGGCCGTAGGCCAGCGGCACAGGGCTGCCCTGCGCGGCCGTATTGTCGAGATTGGAAAACGACGAGTTGCGGCTCTGCTCCGCCCCTTTGCCCGTTTCCATTTTCGGCGTTTTCGTGAGCATCTGCGCCACGCCGCCGATAACCAGACCGATACCGGCCTGAATCAGAATCGTGCCGCCCGACCAGCTTGTCATCGCTCCGACCACAATCAGCACCGCCCCGACCACCGTCTGGATAATGCCGCCCTTTTTGCCGGCACCGGCCACGCGCGGCACGATGTGCAGCACGCCGTCTGCTGTCTGCGTCAGGCTGCCTTCGATGTCGGTTTCCGCCAAATCACGGCCGCGAAACCGCACCTGAAACACCCCTGCCGCAATCTGTTTTTTCAAACCGGGCAGCTGCAGCATCAGCGCGCGCAATGCCTCCGCCGCCGTCGCCGCCTGCATATCGAAACGCCGCCCGAAAGCAGCCAGACTGCCGTAAAATCTTACCCTAATCACCGTTCCACCGCCCAAATTAAATCGTTGTTTATGCCTGTCATCATCTCGGGTTGCCAGTCTTTATACCGCCACACCGAATGCGTGTATCCCTGACGAAAGCGCGAATAAGGCTCGCGCCGGCTCAACTGCCCCACCGCATGGTGCAGCATTTCGCCGCCGCCCAAATACAGCCCCAAATGCGAAGGCAGGCCGTCTGCATCAAACAGCAGCACGTCGCCGGCCTGAAGCTCCGACACCCGTTCAAAGTCGTTGGCCGCCAGATAGCGCGGCAGCGCGCCGCTTTCGCGGTCGCCGTCCATCGAGCCGCGCGCCTGATCGGGCAAATCCAAACCGCCCAGCATCAGCGCGTCGCGCACCAAAGCCGCACAATCGGCCGTGCCGTAGGCAAACTCGCGGCCGCGCAGATGCGCGCAGCAGCGGAATGTTTTTAACCGCCCACGGGCAAACAGCAGCCAGGGCAGACCCGTGGCCGTCTGAAACTGCCGGTCTGCGCCCGACAAGAACGGCGGCGCGTCGTCCAAGTGCGAATGCACCACCGCCAGAATCCCGCCGGATTCTTCCGCCGCCAGCCAGTCATCGGCGGCAATCTCAAATTCTTCAGACGGCCTGTGCGCCGCGTTTGCACACGGGCGGTACACCGTTTTACCGTCTGAAAACCGTTTCACTACCAAACCGCAGATTTCCGCATCGGGCGATTTTTCCGCATGCCGCGTGATGGCCGCCGCCAAATCGTTTGCAATATCCATATCACACCTTGCTCGCTGAGGGCACGCCGCCGAAGGGCAACACCGCGTCCGCACCGAACCGCGCCTTGCAGCCCGTCAGGCTGCGGCTGCACTCGTCCTTTTTCGGGTCGGAAGTCGGCAAATCAAACCGATCGGCCACCGCACGCCCCGTGTAGCCGCACTCTTCGCCGCGGTATTTCCACGGGCACACGCCGGCCAGCATTAAACGGCTCGGCACCACCGCCCCGTCGCCTTCCGAGGGTGCGGCCAGCTCTAACACCGCCTGCTTGGCCGACAGCGAACTGATGCGCTCCAGCGTGAAAAACATCACGATTTCTTGGGTCGGGTCGGCATTTGGGTTGCCCTGCACAAAATTGGCCGCGTCCAGAAAGCGCCCATAAGTCAGCCGCCGCGTTACCGCCGCGCCTGTTAAGCCGCCGTACTGCACCGACAGCCCCGTAACCAGCCCGAAAGCATTGGCCAGCGTCAGCGTCGGGCGGTTGCCCGTACCCGTTGCGCGGCTCTCGAAGCCCTCCGCCTTTACGGGATAGGCCTGATACTCGTGCCCCTGCCACACCACCGCGCCGTTTTTTTCGTTGACCTGAGTGCAGAAGCGGTTAATGTCGCCGCCGAACGGCCGCAAATCCACTTCCCACAACTCGACCAACACATCCTGTGCCACCGCCGTCAAAGCCTGCAGCATCACGCCCGAAAGATTGCGCCCACTCATGCCCACACCTCTTCAAACGTTGCCGAAAACCGCCACACGCGGCCGCCCAGCGGCTCGCAGCGGTATTCCGCCGCTTTCACCAGTAGCGGCGGCTCGCTCTTCAGCGGCTGAAACTCAAACGCCTCCACGCCGCGCGTGCCGTCCAAAAACGCACGGATTTCCTCAATCACTTCGCGGTAATCGGTTTTCGACACCTCCCACGTGCGCCGCCGCCCTTTCAAAAACTTCGGCTGCCGCTGCTCGTAGCCGCCGCCGAACTGCACCGCGCGCACATCAAACGCCGTTTTTTCCGCCGCGCCCTCGCGGTTGACCGCCCAGACAAATCTTTTCGCCATCGGCAAAACCCCCAATAAAAAAGCCGTCTGAAACCAAGTTCAGACGGCCGAACGTTACCGGCTAATGCCACTCGAACAGCGCAAAGCCACAATGGCGGCCGTCCAGATACACCGCATACCCTTTCGGTTTACCCATCTTTTTACCCTCTCACAAACTGATAAATCAAGCCGCGCGGCCGCAAACCGTTGGCAATTTCCGCAGCGGCAATCTGTTTCATCGCCGCCGCCATGCCGGCTTTCACGCCCTCTTCCGCCTCTTGGCGCGCGTCTTCGCCGCCGCCCTGCATATTCACGGTTACATTGATGACCGCGCCGCCTGCATTCTGCACCTGCCCGTTCCGGAGCAAATGCGGCGCAATCCCAACCGTTCCGCCACCGGCATAACCCTTCAGGCGCAAACGCTCGACAGCCGCAACGCCGCCGTGATTACGTACGTCCCGCTGGGAAAATACGACTTCGCCCTTGTGGACAATGCCGGCAGGCTCATACTTCCCGCCGTAGCCGGTATAGCCGCCGCCGGAAAACAACGCATCGAACTGCGTACTCCCACCACCGACAATACCGCCGTCGGCATAACCCAACGCCGACTTCATTGCATTGGCAATCGCCATTTTAATCAGCATTTTTGACAAATCCTGCAAAATGGAAACAGTCAGGCTTCGAAAATCAAGTTTGCCTGTGGCAACAAAGTCTGCCAGCGCATCCCCCATTTTGTCGAAGGTTTGTACGGTGGCATTTTCCATCGCCTGCCTCATCGTTCCGAATGAATCGATGTAGCTTTTCAAGCCGGACTTGATACCGCCGCGCCAATCATTGTCGCTGTCCGCACGCGCCTTCTGCATTTGAGAAAGATTGCTCATCCCTTCCGCTTTGCCGCGCTCTAATAAATCGATACTTTCCAACGGCGCACCTTCTTCACGGGCTTTCGCTATCTGTCTGTCCCACAGTCTCGCCAGCGTCAGTTTCTCGATTTCTTCACGGGTTTTGCCGATAAGCGAAATTTCAAACAGCCTGTCATCCAACTTGTCTTTCGAATCGTCGGTCATTTGCTTCACTATGTCGGAATATTTTTTTGAAGCGGCCGTCAAACTATCCTGCGCATCGGCCTTCTCCGCCAGCTCGCGGGCATCGGCCTGCTGCTTCAGCGTCCATTTGCCGAAAGTCGGGTCGGACAACAACTTCAACTGTTCGCCGATGGCGCGGTTGCCGTTTAAAATTTCCAGCACCCGCTTCGCTCCCGCCTCCGCCGCCCGACGGTTAAAATCCTGCTCCCATTTCTGATAGCCGGTCAGCTCAGGCTTACGCTCACGCGCCTCAGCAAACAACCCTGAACGCGCCATCGCCTTAGCTTGGCCGCCAACACCGCCGGCAAAACGTGCCGCCGCCTCTTGAGACCGCCAGTTAAAATGCCAATGGTCAGCCGTCGCTTTCGTGCCGTTCTTATTGACCTGACCGCCGACTTCAAATTTCACATTAAAGTCTTTGCCGTCTTTGAAGCCCAAAGATTCAAAATACTGCCTAATCTGGCGGGCAACCTTCGCCTTGTCCTCAGACTTCAGCGACAGATTCGGCGTCATGTCAAACGCCAAACCCTTATTGTGAAAGCTGTTCTTCCCAATATGGTATTTATCGTTTACCGCCCCGAAACGGACAAGTTTATTACCCAAAAACTGCTGCATTGCGTGCATCGCAGCATAAGTACCGCCAAACGCACGACCACCGTCCTCAGCACCGGGCTTCAACCTCAATCCTGCCGAAGTGGTCGGAAACAGGTTTTTATTAACAGCCGACCGACCCGCTTTTTTCGCCTCGCGCGCTTTCTCCGCCGCAATTGCCGCCTTCTCCTGCCTTTCCCACTCATTAAACGTCTTTTGCGCACTAGCAATCGACGCCGCATCACCAACTTTACGCAACGCATTGAGTTCGTTCTGAAACTCAACCCGTTTTTTATGGAAACGCTCTTCGCGGCTCATAACCTGTTTGGACAAAAGAGAAAACTTCTCAACAGCCTTTGCCCCCGCTTCTCTATCCTTACTTTGTTGGGCATCTCGAGCAGTCTTAGCATCTCGATCTTGTATTTCGGCTCGTAAATCATCAACCTTCTTCTTCTGATTTTCATAAAGCCATTTCTGATTTGGATCATTTTTCGCGCCATCCAGACGACCAAGCCAGTCCTCAGCAACTTTAAGCTGCTCTTCAAGCGTTTCATCACGCCCGATTGACTTCATACTCTCCCAAGCTTCCGACGCCGCCTTCTTGACCGCATTCCAGCCGCGCTCAATCGCGCCCAGATTCTCCAAAACGCGCTCAGACATCTGCTGAGATTCGTCCGCAAACTTGCCCTGAACCAAAGCCACAGCTTCCTGCTGTCTGCCCTGTTCAATCAAAGCCCGCGCCTGCTCATACACATCGGCGTTCAGCGTTTGGTAAACGCGCGAAAACTTGACGACGGCCTTCAACGGATCGTCTGCGATTTCTTCGTAAACTTTCGCCAAATCCTCCACGCTCTTGCCAGTCGCCCTTGACTGCAAGACCACGGATTCTGCGAAACGGCCATAATTCTCAGAGGCTACCGCGCCCGACTGCACAAACAGCAAAATCGCCTCACGCGCATCAGACCAGCTACCCGTTGTCCGACCGACAGAATCAGCAACCGACAACAGCTTACCGGCCGATGCGCCCGCGCTGCCGCCGGCAAGAATAACAGCCGCAGAAAACCGTTGCGATTCCTCTGCGCCCTGATACATCGCATAACCCAATGCCGCAACGCCGCCGCCCAACCCTGCAACAGCAAGGCGCATAGGCGAAATGACCGTGGCCAGCCCCTTAAGCATACCGCCGAAGCCGCCATACATATCACGTAACTGCCCACCCTGTTGCATCATGATCAGAAACGGGCTTTGCCCGCCTGCAAGCTGGGTAACGATGTCGGTAATTTGTGCCGGGGTTTGCCGTAAGGCGTTATTGAACTGCTTGACAGACTGCGTAGCGCGATTGGTCTGCGTATTATGTCTGTCCAATTGGGACAGTAGCGGATTAAGCCGTGCAATATCGATACCGCGCTGGCGTGCGATCTCTTCGTAATACTCTCGGTTTGCCTTACCGCCTGCAATCTTAACGGCTATATCGCGGCGGATGGCATTCTCCAGAGTAGCCAAAGACCGTTCCGTCCGCTTCGATGCCGCCGACACTACCGTCGATGATTTCTCTGCGCCGTCGCCACTATGTACCAATCCGTCAGAAATACGCCGCCCCTGGGAAGACGCCACATCCCCCAAAGACTTGATGGATTGTTTTGCCTTTTCTACGCCGCTGACGACACCGCCCGTTTCGGCGGTAATATAAATCTTGGTTTCGTTATTCATGTTCGCCTGCCCACATTGACAACACTTCAAGCTCCATCACGCGGACTTTCTCCAACAGTGCTTTCCGTTTCTTCGGCTTGATATTGCCGCATTCCATAACCGCTGCGACGGCGGAATAATCCAACCCCGTCGCACCCGACATTCCGATACGCCACTGCGTCGATACTGCAATAAACAGTTGCACCGCCCGCCAGTTGCACGGCCATACGCCAAACGTGGTCTCCTCTTCTGAAAAATCGTCCGCCGAAAATCCGAATACATTCAATTCCGCCGCATCAGGCTGCTTCTCATAAAGCGCACGCGCGGCGGCAATCAGTTTCCCTCGCGGGCATTGAAGACTTCCTCAACATAGCCGTTGACGACGGCAAACACCGCCATCGGATAGCTATCCAGCAGGATTTCGACATTCTGACGGTCGAATGCTTCTTCCAAATCCCAGCCTTGAACACAATCCAAGACGGTATCTGCCGTCCAGCCGTCTTTATGCTTTTCGGTAAATTCTTTCATCGCCTTGCGGCCGCGTGCCTTAAATTCAAATTCGACGTCCGCAGGTTCTGCACCGGGAACAGGGATTTTCACGATATGTCGGAAAGTTGCATCAGGCTTCAAAGTGAGTTTTGCCATTTCAATACTCCAAATAAATAAGGTTGCCCGAGTAACTCAGACAACCTTTATATGCCGATAAAATCAATAACGGTTTACTTCGCCGGAAATGGCGTAGGACAACGTTACAGCCATTACTTGGTTACGAACCAATTCGGGGGTTTTATTCATGCTGGGATAACCGTTATAGCAAATCAGCCCACCACCTTTCAAAACCACTTTCAAAGGCCACTTGCCGCCTTTATCGCTGCATTTTGCAGCCGCCTTGTAGCCGGGCAACGAAGTATCGTCAGCGATCTTAATCGACATTGACATAGCTGATTTCGTGGATGGGATTTGCTGGTCAAAATCATCCTCCAAAAAACCAAAATCTACATATTGCTGCTCGCCGCCACTGGTCGAAAATTCTACAATTTGCGAAACTTGCACCCAATCGGTAATTTTCTGAACAGCACCAATACCGCTGCCTGCCGGAAACTCATCTGCATTGGAAGTATCAATGCCGATCAGCTTGAATGTATCGGTTTTGACATCGCCAATCTGGAAAACGCGTTCATTCAACTTTCCCCAGCCGCTTTTAAACAAAACCAAATCGCCGTTGGCAAACCCGTGTCCTGCTACCGTCAGGACGCATTCGGCAGCATTAGTTGCCACCGTAGCTTTTTTCTCCGCCGCCAAAGCGGTCGCAATGTGAACGGTCGCACCGTTCGGTAATTTCACTGCCATACTTTAACTCCAAATTAAAGGCAATCTGAAATCAGACTGCCGTATCAAAATAAATTGCCTGCCATCCTTGCTGATAATAGACGGTAACGGCTTCGCCGCTTTCGTCAGAATCGATATTCAGCAAATCAGGTACTAAATTTTCCAAATCACCAATACCCAAATCGGAATGTTCGGCAAACGACTGCCCAATCAAAGACAGCATCTCTTCCGCCAGTTCGTCCGCACCGGAAGCAGCCTGCACGCAAACCAACGTAACCAGCCGCACCGTATGCCGGTAGGTAGGCGGAAAATCAAACGTTTCCTGTTCTGTTCGGCGACTATCAACGTACACCACAACACACGGTAATTGCGATTGCGCAGGCGCGAAACCACGCCCGGAATACACGCGCTGGAACTTTGTTTTCAGCACATCTGTCGCCGCATTGCGGATTTCAGTAAGTCGGCTTGTCATGTATCGCCCTCAATTGCACAACAACCATTCCGCAACCGTCAAAATCGGTTTCCGCCACCGTGTAGCGTTTGCCGCGCACGGTAACGACCACCGACTTCACGTCTTCCGGCAGGTCGTCTTCAGTAACGATGATTTGCGGGTCGGCATTTGCAACGGCAACACCAAATCCGCTATCCATCATTGCCTCACGGTCAAATATCGCATTTACCTCTTTACCGTCAATCATCACGGTTTCACCGAAATCGGCAGGATTGGTAAACACGTTCAGCGGCTCATTAAACACTGCCGCCCTCGCCGCCCTCACCGGATGCGTTACCGCCATCGGCACCAGAGGATTCAGCCTCTTTGGCAGGCGCTTCTGCCGCCCAACCTTCGCGGATATAGACAGCCGCCGCAGATTCGTCCACCGAATATTTTTTCCCTACGGCAAACATCTGTTCACCATCGAAAAAACTACGAGTCGGGATAATTTTGATTTTTGCCATTTTTAATACCTCAATCAATAAGGTCGTCTGAAATTCAGACGACCTTGGGTTTCACAATCAAGCAGCCACGATGTCTTTAATGGCGGCAAAGGATTCGACATGACGGACGGCAATATCCACATCTTGCAACGTGGTGATGCGTACCGCGCCCGCAGTAGACTTGGTGTACGGATCAACGATCACATCCAAAACGCCCCAGTGTGCAATCATCAGATCAGACCAGTTACCGAAAATCAGCGGACTGCAGTTGTTGGCCGCCGTGCCTTTGGTCAGGTTGGACGGAATTTGGTTTGATACCGCGCAACGGTAGCCGTTCAACGGCGTTGCGCCGTCCTGCCAGATGTAGCCGGACACGCCGTCGGCCTTCAGCTTGGTTTTCAGCAAACCGCGCACGCGGGCATTGGTGATGTAGGCCAAATCGCCGATGTCGGCATTGGCGGCGGCAATGGCACTTTCCAAAGCGACGATATGCTTCCATTCGGGCGCACCGCCGTTCGCACCGATTTCCACCGCGCCGATGCCGGCAGTGTTCAGGATGCCGGTCGGTTCGTTGCCGGTACCTTTGCCGTTGATGGCCGCCAAATCGATACCCAGCATCATCGCTTTCAACAATTCGCTGCGGGCGAACTGTTCGGCAGACAGCGAAGACTGCAAAATGAATTTGCGGCTCAATTCGGTATTGGCGGTAATGGTTTTCGGTTTCAGGCTCATTTGTCCGAAAGTGGCGTTCGATTCGGACGCGCTGCCGTTTTCATACACCCATTGAACGGTGTTGCCGGTCAGGTGTTTCGGAATGGTGATGTCGCCGACCAAGCCGTCCAGTACGGTGGCGCCCAACTGGGCAACGGCAAGTCTGTTGCGCAACAGTTCGATGAACAAGTCTTCGCGGAAGTCGTTTTCGATGACGTTGCCGCCGTTTGCCGCATTGCCTTTGCTGTAAGCGCGGGCAATCAAATCAGTCGGCACAAAGAAGCCTGCCGCTGCGCGACCATGTCGTTTTTCCAATTCTTCCGACACTTCGCGTTCCAAGCCCGCTTTGTCCCATTTGCCGGTTGCGGCGGCAGACATGGCGCGGAGAAGGGAAAATTCACGCTGTTCTTTATCAGTCATGCCGATTTCACCGGCGGTAACGGTCGGCTTCGTCTGCATGTTTGCCATGATGGCGGCGCGTAATTGGGCTTCACTACCGCCCTCTTTAATAACCTTTTCGGCTGCTTCGATACCGCCGTGGGCGGCGTAACTGCGGCCAATGGCCAGCAGTTCGGAAACGCGCGCGCGTTCGTTCTGCATACCGCGTTCGGCGGTGTTGTTGGTATCGGTTGCTGTGGCGGCAGGGATTGCGGCGGCGGGAGTTTCCACCGTAGTGGGCGTTTGATTTTTATCCATGTTTCGATTTCCTTTTTCAGGGGTTGGGTTTACAGGGTTTTCAATAAATGGTTCCGCCGACCTGCCGACTCCTACTGTCGGGTCTGCCGGAACGGTTACAAAACTGATTTCATAAGGCTGCCACCGCGTTGCAGTAAAGGTGCGGCTGCCGTCTGAAACCTCTTCTTCAAAATCGGCTATGCTGTAACCGACACTGATATGGCGCAGGATGCCGTCTTGCACGTCTTGGAATTTTTCCGCCGCTTTCGCGCTGTTGCCAAAGCGAACTAAGGCACGGCCGCGTCTATCAGCATCCACCCAAGCGCGTTCGATGACACCGATTTGGTCATCCCAGTCGTGGTTGAACAGCACCGCGCCGCCATCATTCAGACGGCTTAAGTCAACGGCACCCGCCGCATGACTTAATATTTCATCGCCGAACCAGCGTTCTACCGGCTCTTCGCTGGAAAACGCCACTTCGACCGTCCGTTTTTCAACATCAACACTTTCGCGCTGAAATACGGCAAAACGGCTCATTTGCTGCATTTGCGCCTTATCAGGCTTCATTTTCTTCATTTGGGTTATCCTCCGATTCCGGTTCTGCCGCCGATGCGGCCGGTTTTACGTCGGCAATAATTCCTTTTCCTGCCAACATCTGGTTTTCCTGTTCGATTTGGGTAATAACATCTTCAAAATCCAAACCCATTTCCGCGCAAATATCGCGGCGGGATTTGACCGTCAGCGCCACCGCCTCTTTATGCGCATTAATATCTTTCAGCGGGTCAACCCACGACCAGCGGCGCCCCTGCCAGGTGCAGGCCTTGAACTTGTCCAGCTTGCCGGCAGGCAGCGATTTACCGGACGGCATCTTGATTGCGCCCATTAGCAACGCCGCCTCAATCCAGCGATCGAATACGTCATACAAGAACGCTTCGGCAAACCAGTTTTGCAACGTCATCCATGTATCGCGCTCCTCCAGCGTCCCGCTGCGGATACTGGAAAAGTTCACGCCCTCAAGGTCGTTCGCCAAACTGTGATAAGCCACGTTCAAACCGCTGGCGATACCGCGCAGACTGGCTTTGACGAATGCGTCGTAATTGGCGTGCGGGTAATCCGGGTCGAACGGCGTAAAATCGTAACCCTGCGGCAGTTCGTGAAACGTGCCCGGCTCGACCGAATCGATTAAATCGATGCTGCCGCGCCCGTTATCGATCTCTTGCCCGTCAATCGGCGGCATGAAGTTGTCGGCATCTTCCGTCTGTTTGAAAAAGCCCATTTTCGACGCACCGACACGGGCGGCGATAATGGCCGCTTCCTGATAGCCCGACAGGTTTTGCAGGCCGATGATGGCCGAAGCCACCCACGGAAAGCCGCGCCGCTGCTCTGGGCGGTCGTGCAGGAAAATATGGCTGATTTGCTCTGCCGGCACCCGTTCGCGCAAATTGCCGGTATTCGCCTGTCCGTATGCTTCGCCCGGATGCGACGTCCGCAACCAGTACGCCACCGGACGGGAATAGCTGTTTAGCTCAACGCCCATACGCACGGCGTTGCGCCCGTTTTGCTGCGGAACGTTGTATCCCGTATCCAAACGGTCAATATCCAGCACCTGCAACGCATAGCCGTAATCATTGTCAAACCCTGAAATATGACGAATCAGCACTTCGCCGTCCCGCGCCACGCTGCGAATCAGCAGCCGTTGCAGGTCGGTAAAAGACATCTGGCCGGTAACGTCGCACACACCGCGCCGCGCCCAGCGGGAAAACGCTGTCTCGATGGCCTTGTTTGCCAAGGCATCGGGCTTTTCGGAGTTATCCAGCAAAACACGCATTTGCAGGGCAAAACCATCGCGCCCGATAACGTTGCTTTCGACCATGTTCAAAAACTTGCGCATGTAGTCGTTGTCGCGCGCAAGGCTGCGGGCGCGGGCGCGCAGGCGGTCAAGGTCTGACCGCGCCAAGGCATCCGCCGACCAGTTTTGCGGCTGCCATGAAGCCAGAGATCCGACCGGACGCGCCCCTGCAAAGCTGCGGCGGGCTGTTTTCGGGACGGCTTCCCGCCTGCCGAACAAACGCGAAAAAAAACCGCGCTTTTGCGGCGCGGCATTTGATTGTTTTGCCATAGCTCATCCTAAAATCGCGTGATGATACGGCCTGAACGGCGCGGGAAAATACCCGCCCCCGCTTCCAACCGCGTAATTTCCCGCTGCCAGAACCGTATCTGCTTCAACAAATCGGCAAGGCTGGAAAACTCCATTTCGCGGTCTTTGATTTTGTACCGCTTGGTCATGCCCCTGCCTGCCGCATGTTCCTTGTAAGCTTTTCGAAGGCTGTTCAGAATTTCTCGCGCTTCTTCAAGTTCTAACGCATAGTCAATACCGTTCATTTTCAGACGGCCTCTTTTGCATAAAATTTACTGACGCCTTGCTCAAAACGCTCTTCCACCAAGCCTTCCTCAATCAGCGTATCAATATCGCGGCGGGCAAAAATCCAGCCGCTCCACTTCTGCTTTCCATACACCTCATTGGCGACACCGGTCGATGTGCAACCCGGATGCGTCCGAATGTGTGATAGAACCTGTTCTTTTTCGCTCATAGTCAATACCGTAAAAAAGCCGTCTGAATTTCAGACGGCCTGAATCAATAATTGGTAACGAAGTTACCGCCCTTACGACGTCTGGTTGCCGCAAAACCGCTGCCGCTGTCCGCCTTCGTTTTTTCCTGTACCTGTTCGGCTGGTTTCGGCTCGGCAAACAATTCCGACTGCAACAGCGCGTTTTCGTATAACGCCCATTTTGCCGCAGACATGGTATGCGTGCCGACCGAGCGGGCGGCATGCAGGGCATAGACTTCGCAGTCCAACGCCTCGTTTCGTACGCCGACTTTCTTCTGCCAAACCTTTTTGTGCTTGTTCATGCGGCTGGGTACTTTGACTTCGCTCAACAACTGGCCGCAGTAGTCGGCGCGGACATCTTTGTAAAAGTGCATCCGCCCTGCCCCACTTCCTTCCAGATTGATGCGCGCGTGCTCGTCTATCAGCAAGTCTTTCGCACGCGATACGCCGACGCTGTACACCTGCACGCCGAATTTGTCGGCCTTGGTGTTTTTGTGCTTCAAGTCAATCGCCCGCGCCCGACTGAAAATCTCTTTATCGGGGTTGGTGCTGCCCTTGACCGCCATCACATTCACCGCTTTTATGCCACGGCAGCCGCGCACAAAGTGATACACCGCGTCGGAGGTATTGCCGTCCGAACTGTCTATCGATACCGCCGCGATTTTCATTCCCGCGCCGGTTTCGTGTTTGTAGGCCGTCTGAAAAATCATCTCGGCCAGTTTGCGCCACACGTCGGATTTGACGTCCACCGTGTTGCCGTGAATTTCGCCCCACCAAACCAGCCAGCTTTCCTCGCCGCGCCCCCATGCGCGGATGATGAGGGCCAGCCGGTCATGTTGCACGTCCACACCCATAGTCAGAATCAGCCCGCCGCGCGGAACGGTGTTTTCGGCGTAGTCTTCGCCGCGTTCTGCCAGGTCGTCTTCCTTTACACCGTCGTTGGTCATCTCAAACGGAATGCCGATGGACGAATTGACGAAGGCAATCATCGGCGATATATCGCCGTTGTCCGCTTCGTATTGCGCGGTCAACCATTTTTTCATCAGTTCGGAAAACACACTACCGGGGAACGGGCTGTATAGCTCGTTCAGGTAAAAACCTGCCGTGCCGTGAAAAGGCGCGGTCGCCTGCCACCAACCGCGACGCACATTACGGTTTTTCTGCATGTCGTTCCACACCGCGCCGCAGTTCGGGCAGGTGTAATGCGCCGTTTCCGGCAGCTTTTTGCCGAAAACGGGATGGTTGCCGTTCAGGTCTTCGTCGCAGGAAAGGTAATCGAAGCTCAACACATGGGCTTCGCCGCATTCGTGGCACGGCACCATGCCGACGCGCTTGTCCGACAACTCCATTTCGGCGGCGATTGTCGAGACGCCCGCAATAGTCGGCGTACCGCCTAATACGATTTTTGGTCGGCGGTAGGTTTTGGTGCGCTCCTTCGCCAGTTTGATACTGTCGCCCTGACCGCGCAGATTCAGGTTACAGTCGTCCGGCTCCTCCACACACACAATCGGCACCGGCGACGATTTCACACTGGCGGGGCTGTTACTGCCCACCAGCTTCAGAAAACCGCCGGGGAATTTCTTGAACAACTGCCGCTGCCCTTGCGCACGGATACGGGTATCGACTTTCTCGCGCAAGGCGGGCGTCGCTTCGACCATCGGAACGAATTTTTCGTCCATGTACTCTTTAGCCGCCCCCTCTTTCGGGAACAGAACCAGTATCGGACTGGGTTCGGCATCGATGGATTTGCCCAAAAAGTTACCCAGTACACCCGAAGTCCACGCCACTTGCGCCGATTTTTGGCAAACAACCACTTGCACGGACGGGTCGTCCAGCGCATCAAGCGGGCTGTTTTCCCATGCCAGATAAGGCGTTACGTCCAAAACGTATTTGCCCGGTCGGGCGGCCTCTATGCTGGAAAGATAGCGGTACTTGTTCGCCCAGTCGCGGGTTTTAATTTTGCGCGGTGGTGCCCATTTCCGGCACGCCTGCCGCAACACCCGTGCCACCGTTTCAGCCATCCGCGCCTGCATGGTTGCGGCGGTCATCTCCATCGTTTTCTGCTCCGTAATTCGATAATTTTTCCAGCGCCCTGTTGATGTACGCCGCAATGGTGTCAGGGTCTATTTCCACGCCCGACGTCGCCGTCAGTTCTGCCGCCAACTGCTCGGGCATCGTTAAAAATTCCGTCCGCGCCGCCAAAACATGGTCGCCCCATGCGCGCTCAAACATCGCGGCTGGCGCAAGCTGTCCTAATTTTTCGTCCCGCTCCAATTCAGCCAATTCAGCCTTCACCCTGTCCAGCCGGTCGCGCGGCTTTTCCTTGTTCAGCCGTTCCAGCTCCCGCTGAAACATCCAGCGGATAACCGCAACGGTATCGTATTCATTTGCCTGACCACGGTTGTCGGCATAACTGGAAACAGGCAATCCTTCTTTTTGCCATTCAGTCAGCGACCGTTCGGATATGCCGATAATTTCGGCAAGTTCTTTTTTATTTACTATCACAATACATGACTCCAAAGGAAGGAAGCTAAGACAACCTGTCGCTTAACAGAAATCGCGGCTCGAATTACCCGCGTGGCTGAAAGTCCAGGAAGTACCTTATCGGGCTGTGGCGAATGCTTTTTTAAGTTCTTCAGCAAAGACTGCCTGCTGATTACTGACGACAGCTTGTTCCGCAACCTCAAAATACCGGAGACGTTTTTCATACTGTGCCGCTGACACATACACAACCAAGGCTTTTACTTTTCTTTTTTGTCGTTTATAAATTCCCGGAGACAGTTCGCCGCGTCGTTTAAGCAGGGCGAAATGCGTACCGTCGTTTAATCCGCGCACCATTGCCCGAAACGCAGCCAGAGTGATATTGCCAAAACGGTCAAGCCTTACCGCATCTGACGGCACAATCCGATACCCCGCGGGCATCAATCCCCGCGAAACCAGAAACGCCTCAATACCTTTCGCCCGACGGCTTCCACCATAAATTTGTGCCGTCAGATATTTGCCTGCGCTTCTATCCTTTGCACCGTCCTTGAAATCGACCACGGCGGTCAATTCCTCCTTGGTCGCATACTGTCTGACAAACAGACTGTTCAACGTCCACAGCTTCGGGTTGAAGAACGAATCCCTCATTTCATCTTGCAGATTGCCGATTGCCTGTGCAGCAAGTTTGTTCACCGCATTTTTAGCGGCAAACGGGACTTGTCGGCGTTGGACATCATCCAAGCGTGCGACCATTTTGCTGACATCGACACGAATTGCCGGCATGACATCTCCAAAAAGAAAGGTCGTCTGAAATTCAGACGACCTTTAATAACAGATAAGGATTCAACAAATGACGAACAAAAAAAAGCGGCATCGCACCTGAACGCACGAAACCGCAGTTTTCCATAATTTAAACATTCCAGTCTCAAGATTGCAAGCCTTTTTTAACGGCCGTTTAACAGCCTGCCCACCTCACCGTCCCTCAAACGCACAGCCAGCATAGCCTCAGCGTCCGAAAGATAGCGGTAGAACGAAGCCCCGCTGCACCCGCACTCCTTAACTTTTGCACTACGGGTAGCGAATCCGCCCGAATACTGCACCTTAAGCACCTCTTGATGGAAGCGTGGCAAACCCATCACCACCCTGTCCACCGCAGAAAACACCGAATCCGCGTCCACCCCATAAGGCAGCAACGAACGCGTTCCGCCCGTATTCGCATCACCTGCCATTGCACGGTTTGCCGCACTGGATGCATAACCCAGTCCGTTATCATCCCGAACCGAACGCCAAAAGCCCCAACGGGCAAGCAAATCATCAATAGTCATTCATAACATCGAATCTTTCCCAACAGTTATCTGCTAGCCCCGTCTGAAATACCGCAGGGCTTTATTTTTTAGGCGGAAATTATACCACAGGCGGTCTTAGTTTTGCCCACTGCATAAGCAATTTTTAACAAAAATGTTTAAAAAAAGACTTGCTATTTAAACATTTTTGTTTATAATAACACCTATCCAAACAACAGGAGCTGGCAATGACATGAAGCAAAGCGAATTTTTAAAATGGCTGATGGCACAAGGCGTAGAAACCAAAGACGGCACGCGGCACATCAAGCTGTATTACAAGGGCAAGCAGTCGCATCTGCCCCGCCACCCGTCCAAAGAGCTGAAAACGGGCTTGGTCGAAGGAATCAAAAAACAGCTCGGTTTGAAATAAGGGCAAGCCCGCAAGGGCTTGCAGAAAGGTGAAATATGTACTATCCCGCAAAATTTACCCCCGCCGAGGAAGGCGGCTATATCGTTACCTTCCGCGATATTCCCGAAGCCATTACGCAGGGCGACGACATGACCGAAGCGGTCGAAATGGCGGAAGACGTGTTGCAGTCCGCAATGGATTTCTACTTTGAAGACCAACGCCCCGCGCCCTTGCCGTCCGCCCCCAAAGAAGGCGAACGCCTAGTCCCGCTACCCCTGTCGGTTTACTCGAAGGTATTGCTGCTCAATGAAATGCTGGCGCAGGACGTAAGCAAATCGGAACTGGCAAGGCGTCTGGAAACCACGCCGCAAGAGGTTCAGCGGATTACCGGCTTGCACCATGCAACCAAAATCGATACGGTCGTCCGCGCTTTGGCGCAACTGGGCAAACAGCTTGAAATCCGCCTTGCCTAAAAGCCGTTGGAGAAACGCCGTCTGGAAGTTCAGACGGCTTTTTTATCGGCAATGAAGCAGGAAATTTAAAAAACCCTTAAAAATCAATGTTTGGACAGGGCTGGACGGGGTTGGACAACTTTAAAAACACCTTTTTTCCCTTTAAAATCATCGTTTAGACCGTTTGGACATACTTTTTTATAAAAATCCGCGTATAAGAAGAAAAAAATAAAAACAAAATATGACAAGGTGTATAAAAAAGAAAAAATAAAAGCGCGAAGATAAATGTATATCTTCGCGCGTATGGGATAACTACCCTGTCCAAACCGTCCAAACGGTCTAAACGATGTTTTTAAAGGGATTTTTTCCGACTCTTACCCTGTCCAAACGGTGTCCAACCCCGTCCAAACACCTAAAATTGGTCAGAGTCCGCAGCAAGGGCAAATGCTTCTATCTGCCTGCCGTAATAATCTGCTTTGGAAACCGACCCTTCAGAACCACGTTCTGTCTTGTCGGTATTCGGCGGCGGAAACTTCTCCTGATTGTCGGGCGACAGCCACGAATGCGGCACGGCGAAAAACCGTACTTTTTTCGGCTGTCCGTGGATTGTAACCGTGCTTCGCAAATCCGCCAAGCGTTTTGCTATATTTGCATAAAAATTCTTCTGCTGCATATGGAAAGTCTTGGTATCTATGCACCATTTCTTGTATGCCGACCACAAATCGCCCGCCGCGCAGGAGATGAAGGGCAAGCCCAAATCGCCGCGCCACCAGTCGTCCAGAAAAGCTTCCCAAGAAGGCTTGTTCAGGTTGATCATCCGCCGTTTGATTTCTGTCGTCAGCGGCTTGGTATGCGGCGTGAATGCCCGCCGCGTATCACCGTCCGAATACATCAGCGGCAGCGCATAGAGAAACCGCGCGAATTCGTCCACTCCGCCATTGTCGATTTCCGCCTGCAATGCCTCGTATTGCGCGTCCGAATACTTGCGGTTGCACGACAAGACCATAAACCGCCTGTCGTTGCTTTCGATGGGGATAGACCGCTCATCGTTCGAGAAAATGATAAAAGAATTGAAGTCGTTATGTTTTTCCGCATCGCGCCCTTTGCGCTCCACCATAATCACATCCGACGTAATCATGTTTTTCAGTTTGCCGATGACGTTCAGCCGCTCGTCTGACGGACTGATTTCCTCAAATATCGTAACCAGTGCAAACAGCAGCGACGCATTGAAGCGCGATTCCAGCGCGTTTTGGTCGAGTTGGCGCAGATACTCGCCGAAAAGCTCTTTGACGACCTTCTCGCCAAACGTCGATTTGCCCACGCCCTGCGTTTCGGAGATAAACACCAATGCGGTAGCGGGCTTTTCGGCTGGCCGCCTGAAACGGCAGGCAAGCCAGTTCAGAACCCATTCCGTGCAAGCCTCGCTCAAATTGCCGTTGCCCGAACACAAATGCCGTACCAGCCCGATAATGTTTGCACATTTCGGAAAATGTTTTTCCAATTCAGCCAGCGGCGTTTCCGGCGCGAACGGCTTTTCAGGCGCTTCAGCCTTTTTCGGCAAGCCCTTGAACGCATTGATATGGCTTAATTTCTCGTTTTTATACACCACCCCTTGCGGCATATCCGGCTCAAACACATAATTACTCATCGGACAGACGAGGCGCGCGGGCGACTTGCTCCAGTCGTCAAACTCTTCAGGCACGGCAGCCTTGACCGCCGCCAGCGACACGATAGCTTCCAACTGCCTGTCGTAGGCGTCAGTCGTCCCGTCCAGGTAGATATAGCGGGCAAGCGCGTTTTTAAAAACGGGGCTGACATCCGCCATCGCCTCCAATTTTTTCTGTTTGATTAAAATCCCCGCCTCAAGCTCCGATAGCTTGTTTCTATCGTGAAGATGAAACCAAGTCAGCACGGCAGGACGCGAAAACACTTTTTCCAACTGGCTTCGGCTGAAAGATTCCCCTGTTTCCAAGTTTAAAACCTTCTCTTTCAACCCGATTTGCGCGTAATTTTTCAACAATTCCGCCAAACGCGGATTTTCTCCGTCGTATTCCGCATCATCGCCGTCCCCGCCGCCCCCTTTCGTTGCCGTGGGCGCATTTTGCGCCGCACGCTCCTTATCGGATAGGCGCGGGAAAGGCTGCCCGTCAATGTCGTCTGAAAACGGGAAAACCAGCGTATCCGCCATCATTTCACGCACCGTCGTCAGCGGCTCGGTATCCGAAATCACGTCTGCAATATCGTAGCCCGACGGCCACACGCCCGGATTCGGAATATTCACGATTTTGACCGTACAGCCCGACTCCTTGAGAACTTGGGCAATCCCCAGCGCCGCCTTCATGCCGGGCTGTCCGCGCCACGGCAGATACGGCATATCCGACGGCTTCACACCCGCTGCCTCATCCTTCTTCGACAGCTTTTCCCGCTGGGAATCGCAGTCAGGCCAAATCAGCACATTGCGCCCGGCAAGCGGCGACCAATCCGCCTTTTTCCAGCCGTTGCAACCGCCCAGCCAAGACACGGCAACCCAGCCCTTCAAATCAAAATACGCCTCTGCCGCCAGCTTGCACTTTTCGCCCTCGACAATCAAAACAGGCGCATCAGGTCTTTCCGCCAAAGCATCCAGCCCGAACAGCGGCTGTGGATCCTTTAGGCGGCGGCTTGTCCACTTCTCTACACCCTCGCTGTTTTTCGCCCACACAAACGGCAAATCGGATTTTCCGCCGTCCTGGTCGATAAAGCGCTGTACAACGCAAAGCGGCTTGCCGTCCGCATCGCGGTACACTGCCCGCAAGCCTTCCGCCCGCTCATTTTTACAAAGACGGTAAACCTGACTGCCTTCCAGATATTTCAGACGGCCTTCATCGAACGGCGCGATAGGCTGCCAGCTTTCCCGTTTCGACTTACCCGTCTTCGGCTCGCCGTCCCATTCCTTCCTTTCTACCGCTCCGAAATTGCCGATGCGCAGACGCTCGGCGACCGCTTTTAGCGCGTCCCCCTGCCGTCCGTTGCAGAAAAGATAGGCATAGAGGCTGACCAAATCGCCGCCTGCATCGTTCGTCGCATAATCCGCCCACGCGCCCGAATGCGTATTGACCGCAAAACTGCCAAGATGCTTATCCGCCCGCGTCGGATTCAGAGCAAAGAACTCATGTCCTTTATATTTGCCTGACGGAAGCCATTCCGCAAGCAGGTTGTCAACCGCATTCAAAGCCGCATCGGCAACCGTTTTAAAATCCAGTTTGTTTTCCATATCCGTTTGTCCTACACATTTTTTAGGCAACAAAAAGGCCTGCCCCCCCCTTGAGGCAGGCAGGCGGTATAAAAGGCGGCGTTAAACGCCGTAAAAACTCTGACTGGGAAATATCAGAGAGGCAGGAAATCAACAGGGCGGCTCTTTTAATTCAGGCCAAATCTCGTGCCAATCGTCCGGGCGAAGGTCTTTAAGTGTGACTTCCCCGTTTGTAGCTTCGACAATTCGGCGGCACTTGTACGGAGGCACGGTCTTCTTTCCGTGTCTCATACTGGATAAATTCGATAATTTTTCATTGATTGCAGTAGCAAGGCGCGTCATCTCGCCCCGAGGCTTGCTGTTTAGATAAGAGTTCAGATCCATACAAACGCTTAATTATCTGTTAGATAATTGCATTGTATCTATAATGTTATCTTTTTGCAACTTTGTAAACAGAGAATTTTTGGCTATATTGTTATCTTGTCGATAATAATAGGAGTTGAAACATGAATTTTCTTGCAGAAATACGTTTGCAGAATATGAAAAATTTAGTAGAGGAAGCTGGAAGCGTTGCCGAATTGGCAAAACGTGCGGGATATGCCCAACCTAGCTATCTGTATCAAATCATCAATCAGACAGCAATACAAAACGGGAAGCCGAAAAACATAGGCGGGGCAATGGCGAGAAAATTAGAGTCAGCCATGAACAAGGCGGAGGGCTGGTTGGATATGAATCACGGAGAAACCCTACCGCTCCCTCCCAAAGACACCGAAACCATCCGCATAGACCATCTCGACATG